CTACAACCTGGCGCCGACGCAGCGCGCCTCGGTGATCCTGGACCGTGGCGAAGGCCGGCAGGTAACTCGGCTGGCTTGGGGCCTGCTGCCGTTCTGGGCCAAGGCCAAGGGTCTGCAGGGATCGACCATCAACGCCCGCATCGAGACGGTGGCCACGAAGCCCGCCTTTCGGTCGGCGTTCAAGAAGCGCCGCTGCGTGATCCCCATGGCCGGCTACTACGAGTGGTCGGTCAGCCCCGAGGACGGGAAGAAAGACCCGTGGTTCATCCACGCGACCGGGCCGCTGCTGGCCGCCGGCCTGTGGGAGGACACCAGCCCCCTGCTGCCCGACGGCAACCTGGGCACCTTCACCATCATCACCGGCGACAGCAGCGGCGTCTCGGCCGACATCCACGACCGCATGCCGGTGTGGCTGCAGGCCGGCCAGATCGATGAGTGGATGACAGCCAGCCCCGACGACGCCATGGCGATGCTGCTGGCCAGCGAGCCGCCGGCGATGGAGGCCTACCGCGTCAGCCGCGCGGTGAACACGCCGCGGAACAACCGCGAAGAGCTACTGCAGCCGGCAGCGTGATCGCCACCTGTCAGGTTCTCGCCTCAAGAGCTGCCAGCCGGGCGTCCATCGCCTCGATCTTTGCCGCCTGTACGTCGTTCTCCGCCGCGAGCGCCGAGACCATGAAGCACAGCAGCTCCTCCTTCCGGAAGCTGTAGCGGTCGCCAGCCTCGCGGGCAGGCTGGATCAGTTCGCGGCCAGCCTCGACGGCCGGTTCCAGCATGTTGCCGTCGTCGTCCAGCACGGCATCCTTCGCGGGCCACTCGTGCCACTGCTCCGGCTCAGCCTCCCATTCGTCATAACAGATGAACGAGTAAGCGAACGGGTCGAGGCCGTGCGCCTCCATGACCGCCATCGCCGCCTGCACAGTCGGACCAGCGTGCAACCGGTCGCCGGTCAGCCACTCCCAGATTGCCGGAAGCCGGGCCAGTTCCGAACCGACCTTCCGCTCAGCATCCGACTGCTGACGCGGCTCGGTCTTGAGGCGGGCGTCGGAGGTGCTGATCGTGGTGTTTGTGGCGAATACCTGGGTCCACACTCGCCCAGAACTTCCGCAGCTCATGGCGTTCGTTACCTGCGGCCCAACAGTAGTTGTAGTCACTTGCAGACCCTGAGTGCCTGCCGATGTGCCAGCGACAGCATTGACAAAAAGATTCATCTGCCCCTGAGAGAAGCGGAAGTCGTTTCGATACATCGCCGCATCGCCGCCCGCAGGGTCTCCAAATCTGAAAATAAATCCAATCTGATCAAGTGGATTTGCAAACTGAATCGATCCGAATGTCCCAATATCCCAGCGCCATGCCGTCGTGCACGTTTTTGCACCTGCAATAGTTTCATTTCCTACAGTCCCAACGGCTTGAATCGCCGTCCTCGCAGCAGCCTGAGTGGTGGCAGCAAGGAGGGTGCGGCCTACGCCAGTCAGGTCATAGGTCGCCCACGCCGAGCCGTTGTAGTAGATCGACTTGTCGGCGGCGTAGGTCAGGCCTGCGATACCAGTCAGGTCAGAGTCCAGTGGCTGGTAAGCGAGCGCCGCAGCCGGGCCGGTCAGCAACGGGGTAACCGTTCCGCCGTTGTTTTTCGTGGACGGAACGCCGCTGGCATCAACAAACAGCGTCGTCTTGCTTGCAGGCGGGGTCGTGGCCGAAGCGCCAGCGGTATTGGTAAGAACGAACATCAGGAAACCTCCACAAGGACGCCGTCCAGTTCGATGCTGGAGCCGGCCCCGAATTCGATAGGAAGGGTGAAGAGCGCCTGCTGGTAGGCCGGAACAACGAACGTCTGCCCGTCAGGGATGAAGTACGGGACAAACCCACCGCCGCCAGTGGCGCTGACGATGGGCCTACGCGGGTCCGTGTTGTCCACGTCGATCCCTGCGCCCGCTACAACCTCTTGCACGGCGCTGTCTGCCAGATCGAGCGAGTCCAGCACCTCCGGGGCCAGTGAAAGAGTCGGGAGCCCCGCAGCGGCGTCCCCGTTGGCTACGTCGATCTGCTGGGCGGTGCCGCTGATCGTGGCGGCTTTGGTGCCAGTGACGCGCCCTTTGCCGTCCCGTGTGATCGCCAGCAGCGTACCGGCGCCAGAGTCGGCAACGTCGGCGAGGCCGATCGTTGGGTCACCAGCCTCGCCATCCGGGTTGGCGATATCGATGCCCGTCCCCTGCTGGAACGTGCGAAGCGCCCATTCGCCGTCGGTCCTGCGGATCAAGAACCCTTTCCCGACCAGGGCCGCAATCTTGACCAGGTTCGCAGGCACCTCGCGGATCAGCTTCCACACCGTCCAACGGGTGGCGTTCGGGTCGGTGGATGTTGCCGGGTTGATGATCTGGTCTGGGCGCAGCCCCGTCCCGTC